AGTTGGCATCCCGCAAGTCGGCACCCCGCAAGTCGGCATACCGCAAGTTGGCATCCGCTTTGTAGGCTAACTTAACAGCCGCGCCGATCTGTACGCTGTGTGATTGACTTTCGTACTCAGCGGACAACTCAGCGGTGAAAAGAACGTTGTCGGTAAAACTGCTTTTGATTTCAAACTGCATGGCCTTACTCCGCTGCAAAACGGGGATGACGCCCGCTCTCGATTAAAAACTCTGTGTAGTCAGGAAGGATGGTGTGAGGTGCTTCGCACTCTTCGTCCGAGCAAAGGCCTTCGTCATGCAGTTGAACTTGCAAGTCTTCGATCAGGTCTTTCGCTTTCTGTGCTAGCGCCTTACCGTTGATAGTGTTGAGACTTTCCAACAACTCAGCATTTGCCCGCATTGAATTAATCGCCCGGTCGCAAACGCGGCGGTATTCGAGCAGGTCTTTCTCGTCCTGGGCGTAGTCGTTTTCTGGTGAAAGCGGGTGGCTGGGGGCTAAGTGGTTCATGTGTCTATCTCCCTGTTGATAGTTGGAATATAAATCCAACACATCAGGAGGTCAACACAAAATTGGAATTTAATTCAATAAAAATTCCGGGCAAATAGTTACAGGTCGAAACGTATTTAGCGATTTTGAGTTACGGTTGAATTGCCGCATACTGCTTCGACTTTAATGGGGTGTTTTCTAACGGGGGGTAAATGAGGCGTTCATGGGATAACACCGAGGAATGGTGCGGTTACGAGTGCCATGGGTTGGTAGAGCGTTGGGTGTTCACACTCGATATGAATAGGGACGGCCTGACTACAATCTCAGACTTAACTGGTTGTTGGGGTTATTTATTCTACGCTCCAGGTGACGCGCTGATTTACTTTCTTATTATCAATGCTGGCGGATTCGCACGCTTTATGGAGTTGTCTACAGCTTCCTATGGAGGGTTCGGGTCCGGGATTCTGTCATTTTTAGCGTGGTGGGCTGTGTATGGTGTTTTTGTCTACGCAGACAAGGTAGACAAGAATACAGCTAAGTAAACTGTCTCCTTAAGTTCTGATTCTTAAACTGCCGACCACTAAATGGACCTGTGCAACCTCAATGATAGGATAGCGGACTTCTTGTGGGGGGTTGTGTTGAAAACATATGAGATCGTCCCGTGTTTGCCTGGTGTGTTGTTTGATAAAGGCTTGGCCGTCGTGAAGCTGAATCACCACATCATCGCCAGGGGCCGTTGATCGGGTCGGGTCAACCCATACTATACAATCATGCTTGAAAACCGGCTCCATAGACTTGTCTCTCACACGCACGGCATAAGCGAGGCGGTTTCCTATCAGGAAATCCGGCCTCTCGGTGTAACCCTGCGGCTCGCCGTTATCCATGAAAAACCCCTCAGTACCAGCCTTAACGTAACCATAAATTGGCAGGTCTTTGGCGCTATTCTCAGCGGTCGGGGCGCTTTTAGAGATGCCGTCACGTAACCATAGCACCTCAACCCCTAATGTGGTTGCAAGTTTATTTAGCGTGTCACCCCTGGGTTGTGCCACGTCACCCCGTAAATACTTGTTTAGGTTGTCATAGGGAACGCCAGAGCGGCGACTTAGGTCTGTCATATTCAGACCGGCATTTTCCATAGCCTCTTTAAGTCGAGCGCCCCATCCTATCATAGGCGCACTATACCCTCGCAGCAATTCAAACGGGGTGGAAAAAAAATCTTGTAAAGTGGAATTAAAATCCATATATTCCAATTTATGGAACTTACCACGGAAACGATTATTGAGCGGTTGGGCGGCAAGGATGCTGCCAAGACGTTCTTACAGGTCAGCGATTGGGCTTTGTTTAAATGGCACAAGAGCGGGATACCTCCGCGCCGCTGGAAGTCAATCTCTGACAAGACAGGCCTTTCGCTTGATGAGGTTTCTCAGGCGCGACCCTCAAGGGCCGCTTAAATGTCACAGCCCCAAATAACGCTTAATGACTTCCAACTCCCACCGCGCCCTCATGGCGGGGCGGGACAGATCGTCAATCGCGTTTTTGGTAGCAGTTTCTTCGAGCCTACACAGGGAGTTGATCGCCAAATCAAGCGCCCTGTTAATACTGACCGCGCCAACGGTCTTACGAGTGTCTATGTGAACGACATTTCTCATAGTGATTTTTTATCCCATGAGGAGGTCCAAATGCGTACCAATCGGGTACATGGCCGGAAATTATCGGTCCAGGTTGTCAAAGACCAAATGCAACACAAGATACGCAGACTTGCCGAGCCTTTACAGGCTGGCGAGAGCGTAAAGGCCCAACAAAACAAGGTGGCCCGCAAAACGGGACTGAGTTGGGTCCGTGTCAAAAAATACTGGTACGGGTTGATCAATGACCCGCCCGCCGTGGATTTCATCAAAGTCGCCAATGCTTACGACTCATGGCTCTCAGAGCGTGAGGCCCGTTTAAGCCGCGAACTACAAGAACTTAGGAATAATCTGGATGCCCTTTCTTAGAGCGTGCTGGCACATCGTTGCCCGAACGGCCCTTTATGTGTTGATGAAAACCGGTAATGGCCTTGGCCGCGTTGGTGTTGGTCTCGCCACATGGGCAGAAAAACAAAGGGAGACGTTTAAGTGACTCCCCACCTTATCCCCACTGCTGCGCCTTCATGCGTCCCTTGTGCGCAGCAGCTACTTGGCCTCGCTCGTACCTGCCGTACGGGCGGGGCCTTTTTTACACCGTGCCGCTATGACTGAGGCCCGCTTACAAACGGACATCATAAAGCGCGTTCTCAAGCCTGCGTATGACTCAGGCCGTATCCGCTACACCGCTATCACAAACAACGTCCCGGTCAGCGGGAAGCGCGGGATGATTAACCAAGTCCAGTTTGGTCGCCTTGGTCTGCAAAAGGGCTTCCCTGACATGATGGTGCTTATCACAGGCCCCGTTATCGAGTTTTGGGAGGTCAAGCTACCCGGTGCCGACCTCACACCCGAGCAAGAAGATTGGGAGATGTGGTTGATGGAAGCTGGATTTAACCACCGCGTTATCAGGTCAGTAGAAGACGCCATGGAGGCGGTCAGGTTGCTAGATGTAAGCACCACCAAACAAACCCTATCAGCCATAGCGGGGATGCCGTGACCGACCTCTCCCACCTAGGCCCCGAGGCTCGTAAGGCATGGCTAGAAGCTCGCCTTGCACCGCTTGAAAAGATACCCGGCAACACTGAGAAGAAACGCAAGAACCTAATCCAAGCCGTTGCTAACCAACTCCGCAAAGAGCGCGCGAGCGGCTTAATCCGTAAACCATACATACAGGGAGTGAGTGATGGTTGATCCCCTTGCCACGCGCAAAGCCTTAAGGCGATCTGCGACCATGTACGGCGTAAGCGTGTCAGACATTCTTGGAGCCTCTAGGCAAGCGGGAAGCCGTCACACTAACCCCGACAGGCCGATCATTCAAGCGCGGCGCTATGTCATGGCAAGCCTGTGGGCCCAAGGTCTTTCTTTTGGCCACATAGGGCGCAAGTTAGGCCGTCACCACACCACAGTAATGCACAATGTAATCAAAGCGAAGGAGATGGCGCATGCCTAGAGAGCGGAAAGTTGATTGGGACATAGTGATTAAACTGAAGGAGGTGGGGCTTTCGTGGAAGAAAATCAAAGAGGCAATAGACTACCCATGCAAACACGAGTCTCTAGCCAGAAATTACAACGAGTTTGTTACTGAAAAAGACGTTTCGAGCATACCGTTTAGACCGGTGGTTTTTGAGCCGGTAATAACGGAGGTTAGGCCACCTAAGCCAGTGTGGTGCGACTATTCCACAGAGAACCTAACCATTAAACCAACACGGTTAATAGACTGCCGATTTATGACAGCAACCGAAGCCACAAGCCTATTTGGCAACAGTTCTGCAATGTGTTTGGAGGGGTAGTGGTGGTTTATTATAGGGCCTCATTTCAGATACAGCAGATGCTCGTTAATAAAATGTTTGAATTTGAAAAGGGGGCGAAAAAAGAGCGTGGCTAAGCATAAACAATGGTTCCCGTTTGATGTTGGTTTGTATCTCAAGAATACGGGCCGATTAACGACACAGCAGCACGGCGCATACCTTTTGCTCATGCTTAGTTATTGGGAAGAGGGTGCAATCCCCGACAATGCAGCTACATTGCAGCACATATGCAGATGCAATGCAGATGCAATGCATGACGTTTTGCATGTGCTAGAAAAACACTTTTTGTTGGTTGATGGTGAGTGGGTCCATGAAACTATGGATGCATTGAAAATAGACCAACACTCTAAGTATTTGAAAAGAAAGGAAGCTGCACAAAAACGTTGGAGCAATGCAGATGCAAAAGAAGATGCATTGCATGAGCAAGGCGAGTCTGTATCTATATCTAATACTTCTGTTTCTTCTAAGAAAGATATGTCTGAAAAATTTGACACGTTTTGGGATGCGTGTCCGAAGCGAGGGAAAGCCAGCAACCCGAAAAAGCCTGCAAGGATCAAATTCATTCAATTGGTGCGTGACGGCATGGACCCGAGCGAACTGATTGGGCACGCAAAGCTGTGGAGGAAAAACGCTGAGGATGAGGGTATCGCTGGCAGCGCAATAACTCCACAGGTTTTAACTTGGTTGAGTCAAGAGAGGTGGGATGGCGTCGAGTCAGAGCCCGCCGTGGATATGGTCTTGGTTATCGAGACCCAGAAACAGCGGTTGTTTGCTTGGCGTAATGGTGCCGATTGGAAGCCGTTTTGGGGTGGTAAGCCTGGGGAGCCTGATTGCACGCTACTCCCAGAGGTTTTGGATTGGTGGGCTTTGGAAAACAGGCCGGAATCATTAGCGAGGACAGGGTAATGGATGATTTTAAACCCCTATGGGCTGACATACGAAAGAACTGGAAGTGGTTCTTAGTTTGGGCGGCAATCATGCTGGCGTTTGTGTTTGGGGTGATGACTTGACCTGCTTTTGTCGGGATGGGTTTTTCGTGGCTAAAGACGTAGCCGGAGGCCCATCAAAGCCGCTTCGCTGTCCCAAGTGCAACCGCACGGACGGGCGGACGGAATCCGAGGTCCCCCCCGAAGTGGTTATGGACGAAATAGCGAGAGACAATGAAATCAACGGCACGGTTCCAGCAAAGGTTAGAGCGGCATGAGCAAGGCAAAGCGACTACGCAACAAGCAATCACAGGCAAACAAGAGGGCCGAAATGAAGCAGCACGTAGAGCTAGCAAGAGCGCGACAAGAATCCCTTACAGGCCGCGAGGATCTACCCAACGACCCTCTAGGCGTGGCATTGGGCGGCAATCATATAACCCAGGCTGAGTATGGTGTAGGGCGCGAGTTTGAGCGCCTTATGACCAGTATCTATGGACAGCCACACGCCAAGACAGCGAACCTCAACCCAGCGCCCGCTAATGGCGACAGAACCGAGACGGCTAAAGACCTGAGAGAGCAGCAAACGCTATCTATGATGCGGAACGAACTGCGCCGGGTGAATAAACTCAGTATCGTAATTGATATGTGCTGGGCGCATGAATGGTGCCAAAGGCGGTTTGAGGTGCTTAAGCTAGGTTTAACCGCTTTGGTAAATATGGATCGGGGGAGGGCTGCTGCGTGAGTTACGATATTAAATATTGGTCAGATGGCGGTCAGTTGAGGGATGCTGTTGAAAAAGCGCTTACCTTAGACAAGGAAAAATTAGCGGACGCTATTATTGAAGTTTTGATATTTGAGACCGATGCCCTTGATGTTTCTGAAAAAATAATTGACGAGTCGGCTATGGCGGCAGTCACAGACTCTTGGAGCAGCGTGTCTTTTGAGGTTATTTCTGTTGGTGGGGAGTTCTTGGTTACTGCCGGGAACTTAGATTGGATATGTAACTATCACACGGCAGAGGGCGAGAAAGCTGAAATGCTTACTCCATTTACGGCAAAGGTTTCACTAGAGGAGATTGTCAGAGATTTTGTGGATTGCCGAGACGATGAGGATGCAGATGAGTTTGAAGCCCTAGCAAAGAAACTTGAGCAGTTAGCGGGTTTAGTCAGGACGAGAGTTTAAGGACATTAGCACTTGCTTATATTAGAAAGTTGTGATATGTCATTCTCTATACAGTCACAGAATAACGCCCGCCCGGAGAAATCTTGGCGGGTTTTTCTTTGGGGTGGCAGCACTCAGTAACCATCAGCAGCCATAGTAGCGCGAGACAGAGATAGCGGCCCCAAAACCTTACCTAAGCCAGCCCATAGCGGAGCTTACCCCTTTTGAAACTAGACACAATAAAAGCGCGTGGCGTAAACGAGTTGATCCCGTATGTGGGAAACTCCCGAACGCATAGCCAAGAGCAAGTGGCACAGATCGCCGCAAGCATTAAGGAGTTTGGGTTTACCAATCCCATCCTAACGGATGGCGAGAACGGCATCATTGCTGGTCACGGCAGGCTTGAGGCTGCAAAGCTATTGGGGATGGATACGGTGCCGACGTTTGAGTTGAGTCACCTCACCCCGGCACAGCGTAAAGCCTACATCATTGCGGATAACAAGCTGGCGCTAAACGCGGGCTGGGACATTGAAACGCTCAAGGCTGAGTTAGAAGGGCTACAGGAGTTAAGCTTCGACCTTGCGTTGACCGGCTTTGATGACAGCGAGTTGGCGGGCCTTCTGGATAAAAACGAGGGTCTAACGGACCCTGACGAGGTTCCGCCATTACCAGAGCATCCAACGGCTGTCCTGGGCGACGTGTGGACGCTAGGGCGGCATCGGCTGGTATGTGGTGACTCAACCGACGCAGACACGGTTGCTAAGTGTTTAAATGGCGTAGAGCCGCACCTGATGGTCACAGACCCGCCCTATGGGGTGGAGTATGATGCAAACTGGCGGAACGATGCGCTCAGGCCGGATGGGTCTGTCATTGGTGGTAGGGCCATCGGAAAGGTCGAAAATGATGACCGCGCCGACTGGTCTGAGGTGTGGGCCTTGTTTCCCGGTGATGTGGCGTATGTATGGCACGCTGATAACAAAGGCCATATTGTCGCAGAGAGTCTCATAGGCTGCGGCCTAGAGATACGGGCGCAGGTTATCTGGGCTAAGAGTCAGCACGTTATTGGCCGAGGTCATTATCACCCGCAGCACGAGCCTTGCTGGTACGCAGTACGCAAGAAACAGGGCGCGACCGGCCATTGGCAGGGCGACCGTAAGCAGTCAACCATTTGGAACATAGACAAGCCGCGCAAGTCAGAAACAGGCCACAGCACCCAAAAGCCTGTCGAGTGCATGAAGCGTCCTATTGAAAACAACTCAAGCCCAGGTCAGGCTGTTTACGAACCCTTCTCAGGCTCAGGCACAACCATCATAGCTGCGGAAATGACAGGCCGCGCATGTTACGCGATAGAGTTAAACCCTGCATATGTAGACGTGGCCGTTAAGCGCTGGGAGGACTTCACAGGCGAGAAGGCGGTTTGCAATGCCGAATAAGTCCTTTGAGCCAACCGATGAGCATAGACGCCAGGTTGAATCCCTAGCGGGGTTTGGCGTTCCAGAGGAAGATATAGCAACGCTCATCATCAATAAGAACACAGGTGGTCACATTGCCCGAGAGACACTCCGCAAGCATTTTGCGCAGGAGTTAAAGACCGGCCACATCAAAGCCAACGCCAAGGTTGCCGAGAGCCTTTACAAGCAGGCCACGGATGGGAACACCACGGCGGCGATATGGTGGTCCAAGACCCGCATGGGGTGGAAAGAGATCCAGGGCGTAGAACATAGCGGGGAAATTCACCAAGTAATCAAACGTGTAATCGTTGACTCAAAAGGCTAGCGCCCTAGAGATCAAAACACCCAGGGCGTTTAGCCCGTTCTTAGAGAGCTACAGGTACAAGGCGATATATGGCGGGCGTGGTGGTGGGAAGTCCCACTTCTTTGCCGAGGCAATGATTGAAGCCTGCTACATGAAAAAAACGCGGGCTGTTTGTATCCGCGAAGTCCAGAACACCATCAAGGATTCAGTTAAGCAGCTTCTTGTTGATAAGATTGCGGCGCTAGGTCTGAGCCACTTCTTTGATGTTGTAGACACAGAGATACGCGGGGCCAACGGCTCCCTGATTATCTTTAAGGGGATGCAGCACTATAACGCTGAGTCGATCAAGTCCCTTGAGGGGTATGAGATTGCATGGGTTGAGGAAGCCCAAACACTAAGCCAGAAGTCTTTAGACCTGTTAAGGCCAACGATTAGAACGCCCGGCTCTGAGTTGTGGTTCTCATGGAACCCAACACATGAGTTTGACCCGGTAGATTTGTTCTTTCGTGGTGAGCATGTGCCTGACAGCGCCTTGGTTAAGCAGATTAACTGGGATGACAATCCATGGTTTCCCGATGAGCTTCGGGATGAAATGGAGAACGACCGCAAGGCTGATGCTGAGAAGGCCGCTCATATTTGGGATGGCGACTACAGACAAGCGCCAAAGGGTGCTTATTTCTCTGCCTTGTTGGCAACGGCAAAAACAGAGGGGCGCATTAGTCGCGTTCCACATGACCCAGGCTTAGAGACTCATGTGAGTTTTGACCTAGGCAACGGGCCAAATATGGTCCTTTGGTTTGGTCAGTGGGTAGGCCGAGAGGTCAGGATTATTGATTACCTTGAGGGCGATGATGACGCCACTGAGGAGGGCTGGGCCTGGTACGCCCGCAAACTACGAGAGAAGCCATACATCTACGCGCCGCTCATCTTGCCACATGATGCAAGACCCCGACAGAGAACGTCCGGCAAGGGTGATGAGCAAACGCTGATCGACCTAGGCTTTAAGACGCACATTGTTCCAAGGATGGACCCAGGCGAGCGTGTGAAGCTGACACAAGGTTTCTTGCCTAAGTGTTGGATTGACGAAGACAAATGCAAGGGCGGCTTACACGCCTTGCGCAATTACGTTTCAAACTATGACGAGAAAATGAGGATTGACCGTGGACCGCTTCATAACTGGGCGAGTCACCCGGCAGATTCCATTGGTCATATGGCCCAGGCTTATGAGGAGCCCCGCGTGAAAAAGAAATCAACAGGTCGGCATCGTCCGAAAAGCTGGATGGGTTAATGGCCACAGACGAGGATATTCTCAAAGACGCACGCGAACGCTATGCAGAAGCAGAGAGCGCCTGGTCTGACAACATTAACGATGCTCTTGATGATATACGATTTGCTAAGCTTGGTGAGCAATGGCCGGACGACGTTATTAAGCAGCGCCAGGACGAAGGCAGGCCCGCGCTAACGATTAACAAGATGCCCTCGTTCATTCGCCAGGTTGTGAATGATGCGAGGTTGAACAAACCAAGCATTAAAACGCGGCCTGTAGACTCGGGCAGCGACCCCGAAACAGCCGAGGTCATTAACGGGCTGTTTAGGCACATTGAGGCGATCAGTGACGCTGATGTGGCCTATGACACAGCGATAGATTACGCCGTGACGGGCGGCATTGGGTTTATCCGTGTTGACGTGGACTATCTCGGACCTGACACGTTTGATCTTGATGTGTTGATTAAGCGCGTCAACAACCCGGCCTCTGTGTTGTGGGATGCCCGCTCACAGGCGGCCGACTCAAGCGATTGGGAATATGCGTTTATTTCTGAGATGATTTCTCGGGATGAATGGGAGCGCCTGTATCCTGATGCGGAAGTGTCAGCGTTTGAGGGTGATGACCAGCACCTCACCACATGGATAGGCGAAAATGAAATCCGCCGCGCTGAGTATTTTCAGCGGTCAGAGGTTGAGAAAACTATCATCCTTTTGACGGATGGGCAGATTGTTGACCAAGAGATATTTGAAAAAAACAAAGAACTTTTTGATGCACTAGGCGTCACAGTTCAACGCGAAAGACAGGTTACAGCGCACGAGGTCACACACTACCTTTTAGGTGGTAACGAGGTTTTAGAGACAACCAAGTGGTCAGGGTCTCGCATCCCAATTGTTCCAGTGTATGGCTACGAGTTCTCAGTTGAGGGCCGCAGGTATTTCCAAAGCCTTATCCACCACTCCAA